GAATGGAGTTCCTCCGCTGTGGCTTGCCCAACTAGCGATTAATCTTAACTCCTATCTGTCTAATGGATTGATCACCACTGGAACATTCTCTAATGCTTCATTCGTGTGGGGTGATTTAACTGGCAATGGATCTGCCGTTGGTGCGCCAGTTGTTTCTCCGTTAGCGATCACTCAGCCTAAGTTAGCTCTCCAAGCTGCTGCTGGTAATGCTACACTTGTCACTGGACAAGTTAAAGATCGTTCTTTATATGGCGTTCAACTATATACTTCAAGTGCAATTGCTGGATTGACTGATACCATTAACGGACAGGCTAACAGCGGTATTGCGCCACAAACCATTAACGCAGTTGATCCGTTAAACAACATTTCTGTTCCATCATTGTCTGCCAAAGGACAACGTTATACTAATGCAAATATCACAGGTGATGCATTAGTTGTTGCAGCGGGTGATGTACTTGTGGTCAATGGCGCTAAGAATGGTTATGTGACCAATAATCGTGCTGTGTTAAATTTGGCTGAGCCTACTTCACAGACTTATCTCCAAATTCCTACAGTAGCAGCTAATGGCGTTGTGTACGGGCTTAGTAATCCACAAGGTAACAGTAGCTTTGGGCGTATCTTGCAACGCGTTACTACGTTCAGTACTGCCAAAGGTATTACTAACTTTCCCACGGCTCCAACAGCTAGGGCTGCTTCTGGGGCTGCTCTTACTACCACTAATATGCAGTTGTGTTTTTCAGCTCCTGCATTTACGCCTTTAAGTGCCACATCTACAATTATTGTGGAGTTAATGTTGACTTTGTCCATTAACTCTTCTGCAGGTACTATAGTAGCTGGAATACTTGATACTAAAACTAGCGCAACTGCAATACAAGCTGCGTCTGTTACGCAACCCAATTCGCCACTTTTTCCAACCCCTCTACAAGTATTTTACACTATTCCGTCATGGGGAACTAGTTTATCTAGTGTATTTAGTGCGTATATGAGTTCTTTCTCTAACCAAGTTGCATTAAATTCAACAACTGGTAGTGACTCATTTTTCGCTGGTGCTCCAGCGCTAAGTTCTGTAATGATCATTAACGAATACCTCTAAGGAACAATATGGGCGTACAATACATTCTGTCACAAGCTGGAGCAAAGATGGGTCTCAACCCGTCAGATGCAAATGAGCGTCCTGTTCTCCTGCGCTTCTTGAATGAAGCTACAGATGAATTGTACGCCCAATCTGACATGGCTGGTTCATGGATGGAGCAAGCATTCAAGGTCAATGGCGATCAGACTATCGCTCTTCCACATGAAGTTGGCCAGATTCGCGCTATTCGTGAATACCAGTCCTTGATACCTTGGAACATCCAACAGATGCGTCCTAGGTACAATGTTAGTAATTGGTCTGACTTCTGGCGCACTTTTCGTCTTAAAGGAAAAGCGGCACTTCAGAAGACTATCACTAACCAAGCTCCCGTAGTATTGACTGTTAGTGTTGTCGAGACTCCTAACATTAGTGTTATCATCACAGGAGCTACTGCTAATTCTAATTCAGTAACGGAGACTATTGTGATGTCCAGTACGTCAGTGACCAGTGTAAATGACTGGCTGGATATCACGGCGCTGAATAAGTCTAACGTCAACAACTACGATATCACAGTATCTGATATTGACGGGAATGCTCTAACTGTAATCCCGAACAACGAGAAGTCTAGCACTTACCAGATCGTAGATGTATCGACTTGTCCTTGGTTGAATAATACCCAATCGCCGCAAGATCATTACGTTGAAATCTTGTATAAAAAGAAGCTGTCGTATATGTCAGCTGATGGTGATGAATTCCCTGCACAAGGTTATGACAACATCATCGTCAACAAGATTCTCCAATTGTGGTTTGAGGAACAGGGTAAACCAGATTTGGCTACCGCTTATGATACGAAAGCTACTCGTTCATTAGCCCGTAAGCATGAAGAAGAGAATCGTGCCACACAAGATACAGTTGCGTTCGTTGAGAATACTCACGACAACTTGAATCCTCGTGTACGTGCTCGTCGCCCTGCTCGTTATGGCGGCTACTCTACAACCCAACGTTACGGTGTAATGTAATATGTCAGAATATAACCAACAGTCTTTTATCGGTGGCATGAACTTATTGGTGGACGATACTCGTCTCCAGAATAATCAGTATCGTGTCGCCTTTAACTGTCATAACCGTTACGACGTATTAGATCCTGTACGTAAATCCGTCCTTGACATAACTGCTCCGTCTGGATTAAAGCATGAAATGATTACGTTCGGTAACTACATAATCATGTTTAACTCTGGTGCGGCCTACTATCGTTTATATAGCGATACCCACTGGTTACCTATCGATGGATTCTCTATGTCCCCTGTAGCGCCACGCTACTGGACAGCCAGCGTACCAGTGGCAGTAACTAACTACGGACGTTTTGCGTTAACCATCACCACTTCCCTAGGCACAGCTACATCTTCATTGGCTGGTGTTATATCCGGACAATCCGTGGCTTCCGCCTCGGCGGGTAATTTTCCTGGATTATTGGTACAAGATGGTATCAACCAACCACAGTTTATTTTCGTTGGAACTGAAGGATATCCTGTAGCTCGCACTACACAAACTTTTCAACAGTGGAGTGCTATATATGGAGTGGGCGCGCAATATGGTGTGTTGTTGACTGATAATCGTGAATATGTACCTATTGGCTCTTCTATGGCTTGGGTTGATGGTATATTGTATATTACGTCGCAAGACGGGAATTATATTTATCGTTCGGTATCAGGGCGTCCTCTTGACTTTGTTGTTAATGTTACTACTGCTGGCAGCGCTGGCGGAGATGCTACGACTACGTCTTATAGTGTGGGAGTGGGTGGTATCTCTTGCTTACGGGCGATGAATGATGGTACATTATTCGTTGCAGCGGCAAATGCTAACTTCATAGTCAGTAAAAACATGACCCCGAACGCACCGACTATGTTCGGTGAATATCTGTTCATCAGGAAGTTTCTGTTTGAAGCTACTTGTTTGAACGATAGATGCATACTAGATTCGTTGGGTGATACTAAGTTTGTTGATTTGACTGGAGTACGTTCATTCAACGCTGTCATACAATCACAGAACGAAGGACGTAACAGTGTATTTACTTCAACTATCGCAGCTGCGTTTAAAGGTATTGTACAAGATGTAGCCGCCGCTATATTGTATGATAACTGTGAACTGTACGCGATGAATACTATCTTCGGCCCAGCTATTGCTGTGTACGATACTATCGCCGGTGTTTGGACATCATTTGATACTAACCAAACCGGAGGAAAGAAGATTAAAGCTTTTGCCAAGATTGAACTTGGCGTTCAGCGGTTATTTGCTATTACTGAGGATAACCAATTGTATTCGCTATATGACCCTTCTGCCAATTTTGATGTAGGTTCATTTCTTAGCGTTGGTATCTCAGCTAATATGTTGTATGCTAATCGTAACGTACAACTGAACAACCCTAAGTCAGAAATTAAACTGCAGGAATTTCGTGCTATCTTAAACCGCATTACGCAGGATAGTACGTTCACCGTTATCCCGTTCACTAACAACAGACAATCAGTTAGTGTTCCTGCTATCACGAAGGACATATCTTATACAGCGCCTAAGATACCTTACGTCGGTAATATACCAGATTTAAACACGCAACTCACAAACCTTTATTATACATTCCCTAACCTAGAACATGGGTGGAAAGTTGCGTTGTTAATTTCATGGACTGGTGGAGGATCATTAACCCAGTTCTCAACTACATTAATGGATGTTACTCCAATGAATCCGTTACTGTCACAAACCACAGTCAAATGAAGCATGAAGCAACCCTTGGCGAACTCGTTAGATTTGTACTAGAGCATAGGCGGGGTAATGCTTTTAAGGCATACTCTGAAGAAGCAATAGCGAGTGGCATAAAAAATGCTTCTGATAATGGTACTATGTTGTACTGCTGTCGTACAGATGGCACGGTGTGTGGCATCATAGTATGTTTCAATGATGTGCATAATAAGGTGATGTATGTACATGACCTGTTGACTACCGAGAAATGGTGTTTAGCTAAGTTTGTTAGACACTTCGTACATACATATCCATTCTATAAACTGTGCGCACAACGTCGCCAGAAACCGGTTCACTACATCAATACAACTAAACTTTGTGATAAACTTATGAAAGGAAACATTTAATATGGGAGGAGCTATGCCTGGATCTTCTGGTTATGCTGGTGGTGTTGGCCAAAGTAATGGTGGCGCTGCTCCGCCGCCTCCGCAGATAGCTAATCCTAACGCTGGACAGCAGAGTTTTTCGTATCAGTATAACCC